TTTCTACTTCGTTTCTATCCATGTCGCCTTGGAATCTTCCGTCATGTTGCATAATTATTCTCCTATGATGGTTCTGTTGGAAATACTACATCAGCATAGTTATCACTGTCTGTGTAGCTACTTGGTAAATCTCTAAGTGCTTGCCTGTAGGTTGTCCATTCGGCTTTCTTGCTATCTGATAAAGGGCTGTCAATTGCTACTGTCCAATCACAAGCTTGCAATAAATAAAGTCTGTTATTTCTTATTCTTTGAGTTGTGGTCAAGGTCTTGTCAGGTGTTTCTGCGTATATTGTCATGATTGTTTATTAAGATGTAATGCTGATATTCTTCTGTTAAATCCCCCAACATTAGGTGTTGTGTTATCTTGCGAAACTTGTCCTTGGAATTTAGCAGTATATGAGGTATTAGCATCTAAAGATATTTTTCCTGCCATGACTATAGGCTGTATAGCCAAAGCACCAGTTGGTGATGTATAGGCTGCAACTTGAGTGGAACCAATTAGCAGTTTTGTCTGTATTATTGTCAAACTGTTAAAAACACCACCTACCATGCAGTTACTTACGATTAAATATTCACCTGCTTCTGCTGTAGTAAATGTTACTGTAATTAAATCCGTAAAATTAGTAGAGGACCTGCCATCACCAAAAGTTGCAGTTGACTCACCACCATTTAGACCCATAGCACCAACGGCTCTAGTTCCTATCTCTGCTACAGTGATACCATTAGTTGTAATTTTTAAACCTGAACCATCTGCTGATAGAGTAGAGCCATTTAAATTAATTAATTGTGCATTAAGAAGACCAGTGGATATGTTTGATGCACTTAGATTGCTTACTGTAACTTCACTAGCATCAATAGTTCCTGCTGTGAGTGTTCCTAAGTTTCCAGTAATGGCTGCAAGTGTTGATACAGAAATTTTAGAAGCTGTTACAGCATCGGCTGCAAGCTCTTGTGTTGTTATAGTATCTGCAGCTATTTGTGTGGCTGTAATAGTATTTGCAGCAATTTTGGAAGCTGTCACAGCATTTGCATTAATCTTCTCTGATGTCACAGCATTCGCATTTATTTTGTCAGCGTTGACCGCATTGTCTAATAGCTTATTATTTGTTATAGCACCTGCAGCAATTACATCACCCTGTATAGCATCTACTGCAATCTTGGCATTAGTCACGGCATTTGCTGCAAGTTGTAATGTATCTATAGTTCCATCAGGAACGGCTTTGATAAAGTTGCCTGCTTCTGAGCTACTAAATGCTGAGTGTTGATCTGAGTGATTAACTGCCCTAACCCAAAAGTAATAAGTAGTGCCTGCTGTTAAGCCGTCTTGATCTCCAAACAATGTTGTAGATATTTTATTAGGCTCACCACCTATCGTGTCTACTAAATCTGTATCGTCTGTTGGTGTGCTGTTTGCTGTTTTTCTATATACCTTGACTGCTCTGAAATCTGATGAATTAGGGTTAGTCCAAGACACTAACATGTTAAGCCTGCCTGTCGTTACTGATAGGCTTGTAGGCGTTGCAGGTGCTGATGATGCTACAGCTATTGTTATGTTAACTGCATTGGTGTAAGTACTCGTTACTCCATTAAGGTCTATATGTCTTATCTTGACATTATATGTTTTGCCAACCACAACATTTGGTATTGCTGCCCTTGTTACTCTTTTGCCTACGGTAAAGTCAGATGTGTAGTTGCTGTCTGTACTTAATTTATAAGCAATCTCTGTGAGTGTTACCTTTTCACTAGTGTTGTTTGTCCAGTTAGCAAGAATCTCAACCTTGCTTGTAGTGCCGTCTATATTGTTTTGCTGAGAAAGAGAAAGGTTAGATGGTGGGCTAACAGCATAAGTACCTGTAGATACATCAGAGCCTTCTGCTTGACCTGTTGTGTAGTCATTGCTTGCAAAATCAAATACTGAAGATGCTATTTCTTTTAATTCTAATCTAGTAGCTAAGACTGGCACATCATCGGTCTGTAACAATTCCATGTTGGTTGATATGACTTCAAAAACCTTTTGTGTGTAATTTAATCTTTCATTTGTAAGATATACCCAATCGTTTGGCTGCAGGCGCATAAACTGTAAACTTACTAATGCTGAAAGAGTTGTGGTTTGTCTTTGGCTTTTTAAACCAATCCTGCCTAATCTCTGAGCCATTGTGTCTGTTACTGTGAATGGCAACTGTGTTTCCATCTGCTTCACATAATTTGCTGTAGATTCACCACTCGGTGTATCTTCGTTAAGAAATGTAGAATCTTGATAAACCTCTGCATCTGTAGAAGTGTAGTTAAGACTTGCATCAACATAAATTGGTTTTACAGAGTTATATAGATCACCTGAAGCTGAATTAGTTGATACCGCTATAGGTGATAACAACTCATCATCAGTAATAGTCAAGCTAGGTGTTTGTGAAGCACCTGCAAAGATTGTAAATTGTCCATTAACATATGACATTTTTCCTGCCATAGAGCTTAGTACACCTTCAAGCACACCATTGCCATTTGCAGTAAAATTAGTAAAACCATTTGCCGTATATCTTCTTTCTGTTGTTGAGCCATCAGCTAAAGTAACTTGTTGATCACAAGTGTTAGCTGCAGATGCAAATCCACCTGCATTAGTAGTGTCATTGATTTCTGATGATTTAGCTTTAAGACCATATGTTGTGTCGGTTAAATAATCTCTGATAATTAAAGCAGGATTTGATCTCTGTAAGTCTGTTGTTGCTTCTGCTCCTGTTCTTGGGTCATATACATTTTTTCCTTTTACCACAAAGGATGTCTGTGGAACCCCACCGCCAAATTTTTCTGCATCAAAAACCATTTGTATATATACATAAGCAACGCCTAAAAACTTATCTGTGCTTCCCATAGATACAGATTCACCATCCATAAACCCATTGACTGCCGTTTGATCACCTTTTTCAAAAGAATAACGAACCAATCTTCCATTGCCAAAATCGTTTTCATTTTCAGTGTTTGTAAATTCAGTATTTGTTACTGTGTGGACAGTAGAACCTGATATTGTTGATGTTGTCGTTGTAGTGTTGACATCATTGAGTCTGACTTGCGTAATATCTTCTATTTCGTGTCCTGCAACTGCAATTACCATATGAAGAATATTATTATCAGTTCCAGTTGTTTCTAAATGCACGATTGTCCCACCAACTCGGCATTCTCCATAAACAATCTGTCTTGGTGCTAGAGGGGCACGATTAGAAAACTTGGTTCCAAAGTTTGCGCTTGAAGCATTCATGCCTTTTGTTGTCATTTTTCCAATGACACTGGTCAGCAAGGTTGTTCCAAAGGTCACTGCTGCCATGCCTGCTGCTGTAAGTGCTCCTGCACCAGTCAGAAATAGTGTCCCTGTAGTGCCTGCAGCTACTCCTGAAAAACCTATTCCTACTGCCATAGCGGCGCCTAAAACAACAAACGCTGCTACTGCTGCCGCCTTAATTGCCTTAGCCATTAGTCAAATCTCCATACACGCAGAGCCATTTCATTCTCCACAACATTGATACCATCATCTGTAGGTGTAAGTATTCCAAAACCATTGCACATACCTACAAGGTGGGAATCATTTTGTTTATACACAACAAGATCACCACAGGTCATAAAGGCTTTATCTATTTCTCCAACGCCTTTTGCTTCGCAGGCTTTTTCTATGCTTGTTTCTAAATCACCACCATATGATGCTATGGCTTTCATTGCACTTTCTTCGTCATGCCATTTCAATTCTTCAGGTATTAAATCCTCACCAGTGATTTGTTTAATGATTGCGTTGCTAAACTTGCAACAATCATTTTTTCCCCACTCAAAAGGAAAGTCATTATTTTCAATAAAAGAATCAAACATGGATTGCCAATTAGGAAGTTTCTTCATCTTCCACCGTTTGATATATTTATTTCACCGCTATCTGTATCTTCTGATGTCGTCACAGAGTCGGAGCTTTTGCCCCAATTAATTTGTTTATCTTGCATGGATGCGACCCTGTTAAAACCAGTATCTCCTGAATGTAGAAAGTTTTGTGATTCTTTTGTGTATCTGAACCGTGATGGTCTGTCTAGGTCTACCAGTCTATTTTCTGCATCCACCGTCACTGTAGAGCCTTCAGGCGTGTCATTTACCACAAGGCTAGTCATTCTACCTTTAAACAAAGTAAGCGTTCCTGCAACCTCGTTAGTGCCACCCATGACATATCCAAGAAAAACTGTGATTGGTCTGTTCTGATAGTTTTCAGTCAAAGCATAATTCACT